TTATCGCAGGAGTCATTGAACCGAATAACAAGCAGTTCACCTATGTGGTAGGCGACCGTTCCACAGGAGAAGTGTGGAAGTCGGATGCTCTGACCTTTACTGGAACATTGAATGCATCCTGCACGGCGGATCTGGTTATCGGTATGCACGCCACAAGCTATTATTATGCAGGAGGCTTTGACGATTGGTTTTTAGATTGCGATTCACAACTTACGGCAGATGATTTGGTGGACTATTTCAATGCCACCATTCTCTGTAACGGTGCTGACAGTTCCGCTGATGTGGATGCTCTTACCGATGCAAGCGGTGTAACGCTGAAAGCAACGGATGGTGTCTATCCGGAAAGCGGTGTTCTTTATACCAAGGCGGCAGAGTGTAATCTCTCCGGTACGGGCAAGGTGTCCTATACAAGTGAGTATGTGGCAGGCACAACGGCAGTGGCATCGGTGGAAACCTCCACCAGTGATGACCTTACCGATTGGAGTGATTGGGTTGCTGTCGGAACGGACGGCAAGCTGCAATCTCCGAACAGAAACTATATCCGTTTTAAGGTCACGCTGACCACTACGGATACAAGCAAAACACCGAAACTCATAGATATCCGCCTTTATGACATTCCGAAGGCTCCTTATGAGAAAATCGGCTATGCCCGTCCTGTGGTGCTTGATGATAACGGTGCGTGGGAGGCCATTTTGGAGAATGCCTACGATATCATCGTTACAGGCGAAATCAATGGTGAGGATACGCTGACTTTTTCTATTCCGTTCCGTGACAGCAAACGAAAGTACCTGGAAAACGAAAAGAAAATCCAGATTGTGGATGATGTGTATAAAATCCGTACCGTTACCGATGTGAAGGACAGTACCGGAAACACCGTCACGCAGATTTATGCCGAGGCAGAGTTTTACGATTTGACCTTCTCCGTCCGTAAGGAAGAAAAGAAATTTGATGCGGAAACTGCGGATGTAGCGATGGCGTATGCCCTTGCCGATACCGAGTGGAGCGTGGGAACGGTCAATGTTACCACCAAGCGAACATGGACTTCCACAGAAAAGAACGCTCTGTCCATCCTCCGCAGCGTTGCCAACCTTCACGGTGGTGACCTCGTTTTTGACTGTCCGAACCGACTGGTGCATCTGCTGACGCTAAATGGCAAAGACAGCGGTGCCTTGTTTGCCTACAAGAAGAACATGAAAAGCATCGAGCGTGTGGTGGACACCCGCTCCCTTGTAACAAGGCTTTATGCGGTTGGTGCCAACGGCATGACATTTGCTGACATCAACGGTGGCAAGCCTTACCTTGAGGATTTTACCTATTCCAAGGAAGTGCGTATTACCACTCTGGATTGTTCTTCTTTTACCAACCCATATCAGATGAAGGAGTACACGGCCATGCGCCTTGCGGAATACTGCAAGCCTTCCGTTTCCTATGTGCTGAATGCGATGGACTTGTCCGTTCTGACGGGCTATGAGCATGAAGCCTGGAACCTTGGCGATTATGTCCGTGTGGAAGATAAGGATTTGGGACTTTCCGTTACCACCCGTATCGTGCGCCGTGAATATAACCTGCAGGAGCCTTGGAACACGGTATTGGAACTTTCCACTACGCTGAAAAATCTCGGCAGTTCGGTCAGTTCCATTGATACCATTGCAGATGCATTGGAAGGTACAGGAATGGTATCCAACAACGATATCCGTGAATTGGTGCCATTCAACCATCTGCGAAACTCCCGTGCCGATGACGGCCTTGCTTATTGGGTCAGTTCCGGCTTTGAGGCTGACGGAGAAAACGGTGCATCCGGCACGGCTTCCTTCAAGGCTGTGGGTGTGGAAGGCATGACATTGAGCCTTGCCCAGACCGTATATCCTTCCAACCGTGGCAGTTATACGCTGTCAGCGCAGATTGCTTCTGACGATTTGGAGAAGCTGGGCAGTGACTCCCAGGTCGGTATTGAGGTAGTCATCGAATACGAGGACGGCAGCATTGAGTCCCGTTTCATCGATCTTTATTGATGGAGGTGCTCTATGGCTTACTTTTCTAAAACCTCGGAGAAGATCACGCCGGAAAGCTACTTCTCCAAGGTCAAATCAATTACGGTGCGTGTGTGCATTACCAACTGCACAGGCACTTTCTATATTACTGACCTCTTGCTGCAGCCCGGTTCTGTAGCCACGGGATGGGTAGGTCATCCCTGCGAGATAAAGTGGGTACTGGATGGCTAATCCTGTATTCATCCGTCTGGCGGAGGTTATAAACAAGAAACAGGATATGCGTGTCATGAGTGTAACGGTGAAGCCTACCGTCACCAACTGCTCCGGCACGATTTGGTTTACTGACCTTATGCTACAAGAGGGACCGGCACTAACAGGCTATGTGCCACATACCGAAAGTCGGCTCGTGGAGGGCGACAAGGTGTGGTTCAATGGCGTGGTTCGCTCTGCGGAAACGGTCATCATCTGCAATGTCGGTGATACCTCCGGCGGTCTGGACATCCATATCTACCCCAAATCCGATATGGCGGCAGGCTCGGTTCAGCTTGCCCAGGGTGTTGGTGGACAGCGGGTCGTATTTCCAAATGCCCTCGCTGCGGAAGATGACCTTGCCCTACTTGCATCGGTGCGGGAATGCACAAAGAACGGTGTGACCGAACTGAAAGAGGGCTTTTATCAATACAGTGCCGCTTGGGACTCCAAGCACAAGGTTACCTTGGAGGACGGCAAGTCAGCCAGGGTTCTTTTTGAATTACAGCAGATGACGGATGGAGGTGTGTCGATATGAGGGATAAGCTGAAAGGCAAACGCATTATGGTCTGGACCTTCATGGGTAATTCCCGTATGTATGAAGCCCTGCGCGACTACGGCGACCGCATCGACACCATCGGTCTGTTTTCCTTCAAGGTGGATAAGACCGGCACGATTACCGAGAGCGGTGTTGCCATCAGCAATATGCTGACCTACATTGAAAAATGGTCCCACATCCGTTGGCTGCTTACTGTTGCCAATGACGGTGCCAACTCCATCTTTAAGGCTCTGCGTGATAATGTAAACGGTGCACAGGATAATTTCTGCTCAGAACTTGTACGCATCATGGAGAAGTATCCGTGGTGCAGTGGCGTGGATATCGACCTGGAAAAAGGCGATGATTATTCCACTCATGAAGCGTCTACGGCCATGTTCAAGCACATCTATGAAACCGTCAAAGCCTATGACCCTACCAAGGAGATGAACATCTGCCTTCCGGGTATGACCTCGGTCAACGGTTCAGTCGGCGGTGAGAACTGGTGCGTGTATGGTGATCTGGATAAATACTGTGATACGGCATCCATCATGAGTTACGGTATGGCTTGGGCGGGTTCTGCACCAGGTCCCGTTTCTCCAAGAAGTTGGCTTGAAGGCATTTATGATTATGCCACCAAGGTAATGAACCCCGATAAGGTGTTCCTTGGTATGCCTGCCTATGGTTGGAACTGGCAGATATACGATACCCCGGAAAACCTCGGTAAGTATTATCGTGGTACATCCCACACCTATTATGCTGCAAAATATTGGATGCAGGGTCTGTATAACTTTACCGATGATGCACCTCCGCAGCCTTTCATCCCCATTGTTTCCTATTGGGATGATTACGATATGGGACCGTGGGCATTGCCTCATGTGTATGACTACATGGAAGGCAGAGATGCTGTTTACAAGGAATATCCGCAGATGTCGGAAACCTACAACCGAAGAAGGTATCTGACCGCCTATGCCAAGCAGCAAAAGACGGAGTTCGGAGATATTATCATTGACCATAACGCAGAGCCGGACAGCTATGAAGGCGTGGTTTCTGTATCGGAAACTTTGGTCACCCTCGGAGATGAAGGCTCTGCTACCTACAGTTTTACCATTGATGAGGCAGGCACCTACGATGTTGCCATTCGCCTTTGCTATCCGTTTTGGGATAAAAACAGCATCTACGCATCGTTGGATGGCAGCACTGTCTACTTTTTCGAGGATAGGTTGTGGTGGCCGTATTGGAGAACTACCTTCTGGACTACGCTTGCCAAGGGTGTGAGCCTTTCTGCCGGAGAGCATACACTGACCATTTCGGTCGGTGTCAACGGTGTGCAGTTTTATGGTTTCCGCGTCTGCACCGATTTTTTCGAAGAGCCGACTGCAGGACAAGCGGAATATACCCTTGCTCCGAGAAAGTTCAAGGATGTAAACGGAGATATGGTGGGTCCCGCCACAGGCTTTAAACTGACCTTGGAAATGCTACGCAGAAAGCCTGACTCGGCACTGGTTTGGTATGAGGATTTCCGTGATGAACAGAAAATCCCCGAAAGTTACTGGACGGTTCTGTCCGGGGAATGGGATGTGTGGCAGGAGGATTTGCCCTACGGTGATACGAGCCGACCATACTCACAGCTTGAGGGTTACGGTCAGCTTGCGTGGAACTATAACGGTTTTTCCGATATTCATCTGAGGACACAGATTATCTTTCCGGAGAATGGCGGTGGCAGGGCAGGAATTTTCCTTGGCTCACTGTTTTGTTGTTTTAATTATGATACGCAGCGTATCGAACTGTATGAGGGTTCTACGCTGAAAGGCAGTTATGCCACGGACTTTTCCAAGACATCGAAAGCAGACCTTCGTACAAATCCTAATGTTTACACCATTGAAATGCGTAAGCGTGGAAACAAGGTGCGTGTTTATTCCTCTGCATCCAATACACTACGTTTTACGGCAACGGTCAGCAGTGGCAGCGGTTATGCAGGCATCCGCTCCGATAACCAAATCAATTGCCAATTGCTCCGTTTGGGTGATGCCTGGACATATGAGCCGTATGAGAGATTTGATGTGGTGATGCCGGACGGCACGGAGACTTCTTTTGGCAGGATTGAGCGAAGCAACTGCACATGGGATGAGGAGTTTCAAGTATTCACGCTTACTTCCGATGTGGAGGAATCGTCCACCAGAAGCGAAAGCATCTCCCTGGACTATGAGTTCTACCATTCCCACATCATGCCACTTGTGTGTGGGAATGATTACATGGCAAAAATCATCCCAAGGGACATCAACATTTGGATTTCACGATTGTTCCTTGGTGATTCGGACGGCTTTTCCATTCTGTATTACCAGGATGTGGACAGCCTGATCTATTGGACGAACCAGGCAGCATACCGATGGAAACTGCGAGGGATGTGTATGTGGTCCCTTGGGCAGGAGGATATGCGAGTCTGGGAGTGGCTGCCCAAACAAACTGAATAACAGCTTTAAGGGTATCTGCCATGTGGTGGGTGCCCTTTTTGCATACAAAGATTTATGAAAGCGAGGAATTTAATATGAAGGATTTATGGAACACCATTCAAATCATCTTTGCTGCCATTGGCGGTTGGCTCGGTTGGTTTCTTGGCGGGTTTGACGGTCTGCTCTATGCACTGATTATTTTCGTGGTTGTGGATTACATCACGGGAGTTATGTGTGCCGTTGTGGACAAGAACCTTTCCAGTTCGGTCGGGTTTAAGGGCATTTGTCGAAAAGTGTTGATTTTTGCGATGGCAGGAATCGCACACGTCTTGGATGCCAATGTCATCGGTGACGGCAGCGTACTGAGAACGGCGGTCATTTTCTTCTATCTCTCCAACGAGGGTGTGAGCCTTTTGGAAAACGCATCCCACCTTGGTTTGCCGATTCCGGAGAAGATGAAGGATATTCTGGAGCAGCTCCATGACCGCAGCAACAAGGAAAGCGAGGGCGAATAATATGAATTTACACAAACTCATTTTAACGGAAAATGCCTGCTACAAGGCAGGTAGGAAAATTACGGTCAAAGGCATCATGGTTCATTCCACGGGTGCCAACAACCCGAACCTCAAGCGTTATGTGGGTCCTAATGACGGCTTGCTCGGTGAAAACCAGTACGGCAACCATTGGAATACCTACCATCCGGGCGGCAGAGAGGTCTGCGTTCACGCATTCATCGGCAAGTTGGCTGACGGCACTATCGCCACATACCAAACTTTGCCGTGGAATCATCGTGGATGGCACGCCGGAGGCAGTGCAAATAACACCCATATCGGCTTTGAAATCTGCGAGGACGGTCTTACGGATTATGCCTACTTCAAGAAGGTGTACCGTGAGGCCGTTGAACTTTGCGCCTATCTGTGCAAGGAGTACGGTTTGACTGAGCAGAATATTGTCTGCCACTCCGAGGGTTACAAGCAGGGTGTCGCATCTAACCACGGTGATGTGATGCACTGGTTTCCAAAACACGGTAAGAGCATGGATACCTTCCGTGCAGAGGTAAAGGCACTCTTGGCGACAGCCGATGAGGAGAAGGACGAAACTCCTGCAGAGCCTACGGTGACTTGTCCCGAAAAGCTGACCACTGGCTATTATCGTGTTCGTAAGGATTGGAAGGACAGCAAGTCCCAGGTGGGTGCTTATCGCATCCTCTCCAATGCGAAAGCGGCGGCAGATAAGAACCCCGGCACTTTTGTTTTTGCCAATGACGGCACTGCCATCTATCCTACGGACAGCACAGCCGAGCCGGATTATCGTGTTCACACGGTGGTCAAGGGCGATACCCTTTGGGATATTGCCGTGCAGTATCTCGGCAAAGGCAGCAGATACACCGAAATCAAGAAACTGAACGGACTGACTTCCAATGTGATTTACAGCGGTTGGAAACTCAAGATTCCGAATTAAGATGATGCCCTTTGAGGATTTTTCCTTGAAGGGCATTATTTTTTTGCCCATTTGGGGGTTCGATTTATCCTGTCTTTTCGCTTATAGGCAGAGGGGAACATTTCTACCGTTCCCCGGACTGGAGGAATTGATATGGAAGTAAGACAGATTGAAAATTTTCAGATACCAAATGCTGTGGCACACGAAATCACACAGGAGGAATTGCAGCGTGAATTTGACTACTACAGGGCACAGCAGATGCTTGAAACAATGTTTATGTTCGGCATGATTTCTGTGGATGAATTCAACAAAATCACGGCACGGAATCGGAAAACTTTCTCCCCGTTTTTGGCAGAGATTATGCCCTAAATGACTTGCTATTTCAGCAATAGTACGGGAATATGTCACTACCAAAAAGTGAGGTGAGTTGATGAAAAGGATAACAAAAATCGGGGTAAACGAGACCCCGTTACAGAAGAAAAAGATTAAGGTTGCCGCCTACTGCCGTGTGTCTACGGCAAGTGATGAGCAGATTATTAGCCTTGAGGCACAAAAGGCCTACTACGAAGAATACATCCGTGCTAATGACGAATGGGAGTATGTAGGCCTTTACTATGACGAGGGCATCACAGGTACTAAGAAAGACGGCCGTGCCGGACTTCTTTCCATGATTGATGATTGTGAGGATGGCAAGATTGATGCTTAGACTACCAGTTGAATACAATAAAACGAAAGGTCAACCACCGGAAAGCACGCAGAATTGCGACATTTTCGGTAGTTGACCTTATTTTGTTATTGGGAGTAGCGGACTGCGAGACTGATAGGTAATCTCTCACCTTCAAATGAAAGGTTTTCCACAAACAACACTATGCAAATGAAAGGTATTGCTTTCGTTTGAAAGTGCAGGTGCTTTTATTTGAGAGTGCAACCACCAATCATTTTCTTAGTGTTGTTTGTGCAGGAAAGACCGTAGATATGAGGAAAATGAACTGTTAGTTTCGTTACAGAGTTTTACACAAACAACACTATGCAAATGAAAGGTAGGCTTTCATCTGAAAGTGATGAGCTTTTATTTGAAAGTGCAGAATAACAGATCAGCCGTCCTTTTTGGTAATCACATAGCCCAACTTGGTAATCAGTTTGAGCGTTTTCATTGCTGTATTGCGATCATACTCTTTTTCAGATTCAGGCAGTTCGTCATACGGCACAAGGCAAGGCGTGGTCTTCTTTTCATTATCCTTAACCTCTCCATAAGTCCAGCCCTCTTTAATTCGTCCAGCCGCCCACACATCGTGGACATTGGCTGCGATCAACTCTGTAAGGGCTACAAGATCGTCTGAAAGTATGATATCGTCTGTCTTCATGGGATTCGGTGTGTACTTCATTTCTATTCCTCCATTTTTCATATGCGCACCCCCTTGCATAGTTATGAGCAAGAGGGTGCGTTCGTATTGCGTATGTGTTTATGCGAGCCTTCTTCTCTTGAATTTCTTGACACCAAATACTGCAAGTACCGCTAAAAGAATTGCGCCCAAGCCCGATCCGATGCCTATCCAAATTCTGTAATTGCCTATAGCCAAGTGTTGAACCTCACTGATTGATTTGCTGTTACCAGCTCGGTCAACAAGCAGTAAGCCAACTTTGTGACTACCAGGCTCCAATGTCAAAGTCAATGTGTTATTCTGCTCGTCATAGCTGAATGGAGATTCTTCGTTACCAGAAATACTGGACAGATGAATTGTTTTTCCATCAACATAGGCAACTGTTTCATTAATATCAAGTGTTTCTGAGATGTTGTCAAAAGTTATTGTTTGATTACCAGAGCCCTTGAACCAGCCCCAGTCATGGAAATGCTCCGGAATATTGCAGTCAGGGTCTGTGTTATCAATATACATCTCTCCAAGATCAAGTGTTTCTCCATCGTTTTCAACTCTAAGATAAAGATTTGTGTCTGCATCAGCAGTATAATTCTTCTCAAAGTATTCACCTGGCAGCGTATACCGATACGCACCAACTCCATACATCTCTGCATCAAACAAAGCGTCTTCGGTATCTGTAATATTGGTATCAGTTGATGCATTCGTTGCTTTATCAACTAAATAAATATGAGTGTCATTGGTTTTAGAAAGAACAACTATGCTTAAATCAGAGAAACTGCTCGGCTGTTTACTGATAGGACCGTTTTCGTCCTCAAAGGAATACCAACCTTCCAACTTTTCACGATTGCTGTTTTCAATGTATGCTAATACATTTACTGTCGGATCAACCATACGCACATATGTGTTGTCGTTCAGTTCACTCTTATTTCCGGCCTTATCGTAAGCAGTCAACTTTGCTGAGTATACACCATCTACAGTAAATCCTTCGAGCGTATATATCATCTGTGGAACATAAGTATCTGCTACAAGCTTATTGGATTCGCTACTCATGTCTTCAGGTTTGATCTCACCAATTTCTCTGCCATTAGAATATACCGGTGTATACTTCTGTCCGTCACATACAATACGATCAATATTGATGTCCTCAAAAATGACATTAGGAGCTGCATCGTTACGTCTATCGAAATCATATAAATCGTAGAATGTGACATCTTCCGCTTTGACGGACTTATCGCTTCTTGAAACAATTATTGGAACTGTGTAGTCAGCTTCAAAGATTGCTGTTTTTGCTGGATACTGACTATTCTCTCCCTTGGAGAAATCGCCAGCATTTCCCGCTCTGTCAACAGGAGCCATAACAATCTTATACACGCCATCTTCTGTAAATGGAATATTTAGTGTATGAGTGTTATCACCGCTATCCTTCCAATCTGATGAATAGTAGTAGTTTGTCCAATTTGCACCTGTATCCGTATGCTTGCTTCCGGCAGGCTGATAATAAACTACTATGTTCATGTCACCAGGAGAAAAGTTTGTTTCTACAACTGTTATTTCAGCTTTCGCACTGTTCTTCTGAGATGCATTATAGTAAATATTCTCGTCATCAATCGAGCCAAATGATTCAAAGTTGTTAGAAATCTTAGGGCTGGTTTTATCGATTATAAAACGAGACTGTGAATAAGGTGTGCCAACATTTCCAGCCATGTCAGTGTAACTGATTGTGAAATCGTACTCACCATCTGCTGTTATAGCAAATGTACCCGTGTGTACTGTTCCATCCGATGTGACAGAGGAACCTTGCTCATTCCACTGAACTGTTTGAGCATTATTGTTGACCTTAACAACTACGGCACTCGGATCAAAGTTTCTTTCCGTTATGGATACAGTAACTGTTTGATTGGAATTGTAGTAATATCCGTTAGAAGCGGCACCGCCGCCAAGTGTTGCAGTAATGTTAGGAGCAGTAGTATCAATACTATAGGAAGTATCGTACTCACTTGTATTACCCGAACGGTCGGTAAGCGAAACATGAACAACATTACCATTAGTGTTGCTATCTACAACAATCACAAACTGAAGTTTCGTGATAAGGTTTTGATCGTGTTCGATACTATCTTCGAGAATTTGTGCTTCACCAGATGCATTTCGCCAATTACCGTTAATATCAACTTCAATTGTGCCAGATTCATTGTCGTTAGCAATATTCCAATCAATATGGCTGATGCCAGAGAAGCTATCCACAACTGTCACTGTAACCGGAATGCTTGTATTATAAAGCGGTATGCCGTTTGCATCTTTCTGATTTGTAGGTTCGTTTTCTTGGATTTCAATAGTCGATGTTCTCAAGTGAAGGTCTGAATCTTCAACAATATTTCCATTGGCATCAATTATGCCAGATGAGTGACCGACATTGTCAACGACTTCAGCATATACCTTGCCCTTAAATCCTTTTTCTATTTTGAAAGTTGCAAAACCTTCATTAGGATCATATTCGTTGCCATTCGAGTTATGGATATCAACTTTAAAATTTCTATCCATAGAATCTTCAATGCCATCTAACCATAATTGTACTGTATGAATACCTGATGAAACCGATCCAGGATCAGTTACATATACTCGCACTTCAGTATCCTCATCGAAGAAGAAACCATAAGGCTGTCTTGTTTCTGGATTCAAGTCATCCAGTTCTCCACCAAAATGAAATTTTGTAATCTTAGGAGAGGTTAAGTCAAGGTGGACTATTGCCTTCTGATCTGGTGCAAGTTCTTCTTTATTAGTATTACGGGCATTGTCTGTTGCATAAGCGAATAAAGTGTAATTTCCTTCGTCATTTAATTCATATGAATATTGCGCTTCATACTGTGCTTCACTTTGCTTCTCATCCTCGAATTCTATTCCATTATATCCAGTTTCGATTTTAATAGAATCGTTTTCCTCAACAGTAACAAAATTTAAACCCGAATTAATGTCCCCCTGTTTATCTTCGGCTGTTACTGTGTAGCTAATACCAAAAGGATACCACCACTCATTAAATTGTTGGGTTCCTTCATTGAAAGACTGCTTATAAATAGTCAGTTTTGCCTTTTCATCATCAGTGAAGGAGGCTGGAACATCAAATGTTTCAGGGAGTTCTATATATGATGTAGGTGGAGTGTTTTCAAGAACAAGCGGAATTTTTCCCTCTGAATCTTCAAGCGTAAGTTGCTCAAGCTGAATGTTTGCACGATGATCATTGTTATCATCGGTGTTGTCAGCAGATGCCATGCAATATCTAGCGGTATTCCCAAGCTTATCAGCAACGACTATTACTGGAGTTGCATTATGTCCAACTCGCAAAGAGGGAAACTCATATAATCCGGTTCCGCCATTGTAATGTCCCTCATACGGGTCTGTATCAGAATCCCAGAAAAGTTTTACACTTTCGATTCCGATACCTGGAACGTTTTCATCTCCTGTAATATCAGTTACTTTTACACTAATATCGTATGATTCATTGCCAAACAAGCCAAATGATAGATATTTTATCAAAGACTTATTATACTTATATTCACAATTGGTGATTATGGGAGCAGTAGTGTCAATGACAAATGTATAGTCTTTGCTGTTGGGGTTCCCAGCGAGGTCTTCCGCAGATACTACGATTTCATATTTTCCGTCTTTTGAAAAGTCATATAACTTATATTCACCATTTCCAAGTGGAATGGTATATGTTGTTTTATCAATTGGCAAATAATAGGTTTCATTAACAACAGTTGTTACTGTTTCTCCATCTTCGTTTGTGACAGGTTCTCCATCATCATTGGTAACCACAGTAGTATACGTACCTGTAGTTTCTGTGCCCCTGGAGAGATCAGCAGATGTTACAACTGTTCCATTAACCTTTACAGAATATTCCTTTATCCCATTATCATCGTTGATATCAAATGAGATAGTATTTTCTTTATAATTACTACCATAGTAATTATTTTCCTTAGGATCATTACTTGTACTTGGAATGATAATGCAATCTTTATTATCGTTAGGATCATAGTACAGCGAGTAATTGTCATCATTCTCGGTAATTAGAGCGATAGAATTGCTTTTGTGTGAAGGATCATGGTCTAATGCAATAATAGAAATGTAGTTTTTATTGTTTTTGGCTAAATAAGATTTGATTTTATCAATTTTAATTCTTATGTAATACCTATTCCCGTCTTTTTTCCATTCATTATCTTCTTTTTTGAGTTCTTCCTCATTCAATTCAACAGTGGAATTACCAATTGTCAACTTAATCGCCCGCAGATCATCGTCTTCAACTTCCAAATATAAGAAAGCGTCATCGTTGATATATGCACTGATATTTTTATTTCCTTGATTATTACTTCCGAAGTCGTGGACTATTATATCACTCCCGTTAGCCGCCTTAATCTTAACAGATGCCTCATTGATTCGAGGACTTTGCTGGTAAAAACTTACCCCATTGAGATAATAGTCTTGAGAGTTTCCTGCGAAATCAGTTACTACAAAGATAATATCACTATTTTTAATATCTCGGTTTAGATCAATAGAAAATCCTGTAATATTACCATTAGAATCTCGAACAACATCTTCGGAATGCAATTCTTGATCATATCCACCATTCAGTTTTAAGCGAATAGATTTTACTCCGGAAAGATTATCAGATAGGCTGTTGGAGGAGAGATTCAATGCAGACCACACAGGACTAAGCTGCTTTATTTGCGGATCGTTCAGAACAAGGTTAGCAGGCGTTTCATCATATTTATAGAAGCGTGTTTCTTCAGCCACTTCTCGCTCAGATGAATCGTAAGCTGCCCAGAAGTGGATATACTTTTCGCCTTCAGGAATTGTTGCGTTATCACTCCACTCGGTTGCATCCGAATAATCTCCCCATGAATCTAAAAGATCTGTATCAGATACTTTATAATACACCTTAGCACCATAGGAGTTTGTTCGGATTTTCCAAGAATTCTTTCGAGCATCATTGTTAACCCATGTGTTAGAATCGATTCCCTCTACGATAAGTGATGGTGCAGAGGTATCCATATACGAGTCCACGTTAATAGAGCTGATTTGAATATTGCCTGCAATATCGACGACATAAAAGTACACAATATTTCCAGACATATCCGATGTGCATTCAACGGAAAACCGCTTTCCATTTCTATCATCGGATGTTGAAACTTCTACACAGTTAGTCGAAATATCATCAAGTGAGCTGTATTCCTGTGCGATAGAATAATAGATACTACTAATTCCAGAAAGAGAATCTGTCACAATATCGTTGCTCTTGAGAGTGTATGGCTCCGTTCCTTCGTCAACGCTAACAGCAAAACTGTTAGGCATAGTTCTATCGTAGTAGAAGTGAATGGCTTCCGGATCACCTTGAATAGTTTCGTCTTTCACAGCCCAAAACTTGATATAATCACCATCGGCATCAGTTTCATTTAAATCCACGCTCTGATTCCATTCTTTAGCATCAGGATCTGAATACGTTCCCCAGGCAGAATCACGCTGTGAATGGTCACTGACCTTGAAATAAACCTTCACATCTTCTGAAGCCTCAACCCAACCATCGGTATTGTTTGTCCATGTGTCTGGAACATTGACAGAAAAGGTTGACTCATCAGGAGAAGTTGTTTCTGCTATTGCCGCCATTCCACTGTTCAAACAAGTGCTAAATAACATAGCTATTGCGCTTGTTGCAGCTAATACTCTTTTCATTGTTGTCGTTTTCATACCCCTTTCTGAAATGCGTAGGCATAATTATTGCCATTGAGAATTGAGTGAAGATATATTGATAGCACAGTCAGTGCCAGTAATACAAGACTTAGTGTATGATAAAGCCCAAGTTGCTTCTTAGACATTATGAATACAATAATGCTTACAGCCATACATAAATCACATATTTTAGCTTTCTTGTTTTTTAAGAAACATAATACACCTGGGCAATAGGATTTCCTGAATTTTGCCTTTCGTCGCTTGAAATCAAGAATAATCATGCAAAATACTCCTGATAGCAAACCGCCCCAGAAGAGAATACCGACCAAGTATGCTATAAATTGCTGTGGATTGCTACCGTTGAAATTTGATTTAGGAATAAATAGGAAAGAGGAAGATGATACAGCGAAGCACACCTCACTTATTCGTATTAAAGTTTTTGGACTTGCCCGTTTCAATCATATCCCTCTTTCATATTTATTTCATAAGGTTAGCACAATAATCAAGATGCTCATGCAGTGCTTTGTATGATGAACCATCTTCATATGAAGGCCTAAATATGCCTTTTCCGCTTGGGCGTCTGTATTTACGCAGACTCAAAACAACACCATATCCGATTGCGCCTATTTGAACAATAAAAAACGCAATTGCTAGGACAATAAATGCGGGTGAATTATATCGCACATTCATCGAAACAATAAGATCCTCTAGCTTTCCGATTATCAGCAAGACAAGTATTAAAAGAAATACAACAATATCAGCAATAACAAAAGCAATGAGTGCCGGCTTTCGTATATATTTTCTGATTCTCACAAAGCCTTCATTTTTCCAGCCTCGTTTTATATTATCTACTATCTTCATTTGTATTCCCCTTAATTACTGAATCAAGAGCAAGTTTTATCTCGTTCTTGAGCTCAGCGATTGCGTTAACATATTCGCTGCTGTTTTTATCAGCTTGTTTAATTTCTTGTGGCAGTCTCTCTTCTGCTATTTTTGTGATTAGCTCATCATGATTCAGATCCTGAGCAAGTCTTTGGATCAGTTTATTGTACTTTCGATCGTCGGCATTATTTACCAAAACAGAATAGCACTCTGAGAGATTAATGCGCTTTTGTGCATTATATATTTGAACAGCAAGCTCGAAGCCGGTGCTATCACATTCGGTAAGATTTGTAACGGTATACTCAATACAGTTACTGAATCCCTTAAGGTCAACAGTGAGGAGCATAGTATCAACAGAATCATTAATAAACGAATCACCATCAATATGTTTCAGCAGATCAACTAGAACGACTGTCTCAGAATAATCAAGGTTATCGTCCTGCTCCTTTAAAAACTTGTATGTCTTGTTATATATATCATGCTTTTCGGATTCTGTAGATGATTTCATCTGCTCCACCGCAGCATCTTCCAGTCGTTCAATAAGTGTTGGATTATAATTCTTCATTATATTATCCATTTTACGCTGAGCAAAGTAACTTCCTGTTAACTTCAAAAATCCACAGACAAGTAAGACTGAGCCAATTAAACCCGCCATTACTCCGGCTACACCGAAGCCGTTTCTTACTTTGAGATTTTCAGTCTTAACAAGTGCGGGAGCGGACTCTTTCGCAAATTGGATATCATCTTGTAACTGTCCGTAATCGTGGTAGTACAAAGGATAGGAATCACTTCCGCTATCTAAGTAGCCAGGAACACGCTTCCTAGTACATTTCCTAATGATGTTTTCTAACTTTTCGTGAAAATGCGATGAAGTTATTGAAAGATCTCTGTCGCAGTACGCCTCATCGTTTAACAAGTATTTACGATAGAAAGCTCCATAGCCGTCATCACTTTTTTCAGAAGAGAACAACTGATTACCTGTATAGAGTTCAAAGATGCTTAAGCACTCCCAAAAAGTGGCACCGAATGAAAAAATATCGCTTTCAACGCTCATTCTGCCTTTTTTAAGCCCAGACTCATCAAACGGAAACCGTGAACCGCTTATCGGTGCAGCAAAGCATTCAGGAGCAGCATATCCGAGTGTACCATATTGGAATTGACGTGCAAAGCTCTGCTTTTCCTGATTGTAATCAGCAGCACCTAACTCACTTATTACTGCATTTGTTTGAGGTGCAATATGCTCCGACCTGCCGAAATCAATCAAAACAATCTCTTTACCATATCTGGTAATCATTATGTTATCTGGCTTTATGTCCAGATGAAGGATTCTCTTTTTGTCCGTAATGTATTTTAAGATTTCACACAAATTAAGCATGAAGTCAAGCATCTCACTTTGATACCTGATGACTTCATCATAGTCATGTTGATAGCTATGCAACATTGCTTGCTGCTTCTCACGTGAAAACTGGTGAAAAGGTATCTTCTTTTTTAGATTGTTTCCAACATCAACGGTTTCTGTGAGTTTCCAATATTCATCACGGCAGTATTCTTCTAACGACCATCCGTCGATATATTCTTCTACCACACAGAAGAAGCGATCCCTATTGATTGAAATGGATTTCTTTCCCTCCGGCACATGAGTATCCGTAACAGAAAAAGTTCCAAGGTCTTCAATTACATCGAAAATTCTGACAACAGAACGGCAGTCCTGCAATTCATCAAAAATTTTCAAATCATGGCTCCTGAATCTTTCATATAGATCTACAATTCTGGATTGACCTTCTTCCGCACCGACTTCGATAGATTTATATTTGAACTTCAGTACACAAGAGAGTATTGTTTTACCGTCACGTGATATCTTTTTACCCTTATAAACAATACTCTCTGTACCAGTTGCTATATATCCATCTGCGGATAAGCCGTGAGAAGTATCTATTTTATAGTTGAATTCAGAGCCTATGATAATATCATTGTTTGCCATTCGTGTTTTCCTTATCTTCTTCCATTATGATCACATTAAAGATTGTTTCCGTATCGTTCTCGTCAAGGATAGTAAGCGGCACCTTGTGGAGCTGTACTTGCGGAGAAGTATCCACAAATTTAGCTTCTGTCATATCCACTTTTATTCACCTTCTTCAGAATGCGGATTCCTGTTAAATTCTCCAAGCTGCTCGTCCGCTTCGCTATAAGTACTTCTGATGTCCTTTACTGCGCTCTCATTGATAGCATTCAGGACATCTTCCACGCTTCCAATTTTTTCAAGAATGTGATCGGTCTCAAACTTGTACGCATTAGCACCGGATCCCTTCCAAGCACCGAGTAAAGTTCCGTTGATCCGACCGAACTCTTCTTTAATGGCCGCGAATTCGCTGATAACCTCGGCACTCTGCCGCTCGAATTCAGCGATTTTTGTAGTATCAGCAGACTTGAATGCACTGTCACTCATATTAAATCCTCCTCAAATCACTTTTATGAATTTTGCCTTCTTTAACGAATCGGCCTCGACATTATAGTAATAGCCATCACCGAGTTCACACCTGGCATAATCCTCTTTAAGAGTCTTCTGATCCATTTCACCAAATACCGACTTTCCACCGCGTTCACTGGCAAACTCAGCAATGCTGTCAAGAAGGAAAACGATCTTCAAGGCACTATTAAATTCTGAATTTACCTCAGCATCCGTAATTTTCTTTACATCTGTAAACAGGAAAATCATGTCATTATCTTCTGCTGTATCTAATAGTTCTGGCAAAATATAGTGAATGAAATCAGAATTAGTCTTTGTATTCAGATATACTGATTTACTCTGAATGATGAAGACAGTCGGTGAAGCCTCTCCTCTTTCGCATCCATTAGGAATATCATCAACCATTACACTGTCGTCATCTACACCGTATATTTGATTGAGAATTGGATTGTCCTGAAAGTCTTTATTCAGGCTTATATATTCTTCATGCAGTAACTTATAAAATTGCTGCATGGGAGAGAGCTTTCTTTTAACTGTTCTGCCATCTGCTAAAGATACATCCACAGGCTTAAATTCACCAATGTATTCACAGTTCAGCTTGGATTTTAATGCTTCATAAAACTCAACCAACTGCTTTCTGCCATCATCAAAGAATACGAAACGGGATGTTGGCTTGATCCTACTTAGATTGTCAAGCAATATTTTAAGAAGATTTGTTTTTCCAAACTCCCTTTTTCCATAGATAGCTGCAACTCTGGAGTCTTCAAAATCGATGCCAATAGGTTTAAAGTCTACATAGTCCAACCCTACTTCTACAAATGCATCGGAAGGAACTTTGTCATCTGGTGAATAAGGTTGCTTTAATTCAAGATAATCGCTTTGCGATAACTCCTGTGGGAATGTCTGGTATTTTTTTACTTCACGGCTGAACATTGATGTCGCCGTATCATATCCGTACTTTATGCGGAGTTTTTCCGTAAACCTGGAGCTTTCATCCGTTATGTCAGAACTCTTTAATATTTGTACCTCATAAGGAGCATTGAGGTTAAATGTTCCGATTATACCATCCGGTCTCTCTGTGACATTGGCATATCCTCGCCCAGGAATATTGCCGAGTGATTCAGATTTAACTCCAAATATCTCTGTACACTTTTCTTGTGACAGATTCAACGCTATCTTCTGCTCAAAAGAAAGCAGATATCGTGTTAAACCTTTGGTGTCTGTTGCTGTAAATACAATGGAAATACCTCTGGATCTTCCGTCTCTACATAGCCTTCCGAATTTTTCATGATACGCAGTATATCTTGATTCATCGACAAACGCATTAAGATTATCTATAATGAATGTCGTGTGAGGCAGATCTTCGGTTCTCCCTGCTGCAAAGTTCTTGCTTCCGAGTTCTTTGATATTCTTCTTCAAGATAGTTTCAAGAATACGAAACACTCTTTTGACGTACTCCTCATTACTGCTATCGAAGTAAGCGGACACCAACGGCATTCCTTTGTATTCTTGTAACGCCCCACTAAAATCAAGTATAAAGATCTGTTCATTTCTTTCGTTACTTCTCTTGTGGAGACAATTAATGAGCAACTTCAAAAGATTAGTCTTTCCGGAGAGAGCGGAGCCGAAAATCGCAACATTGGAGTTGAGCAGATCGACCTGAAATGTAGACTGCTTCTGTTTGCTGGGAATATCATATTTACCGACAGCACACAATTCTAATCTATCTGTTATCATGTTCATCACACTCCAATCCATTCGTTAAACTCATCCGTATCATCGGTCAACTCAGTGGGAAGAGGCTCTTGGAATATCATTTCCGGCAACTCAAAATCGGATTCGGATGCCAATTCAATGATTTTTTCGACAACATACTCAAGCTGAGTTACACCCGCACTTAACCGCTTATTCTTTGCTTTCTGGATGTCATTATCTTTTGAAGAATCATAGAAATCTTTTATAAAACTGCCTGTGTTCGTGACGTATGTCATTAATGTAGGTGGTTTAATGTCAGTATTTTTATTTGCCCCCGTATACGCCGACTGAAAATACTCGTATCTACTTCCTGTTCCCACAAGGATGTAAGCACGACCATGACCAGGCATTGTGGCAGCAGCGGCATCCGTTGTTCCAAGCATTTCTTTTGATGCTTGCTTTGTCGCAACTTTCAAGCAGATTTTTGATTTTGTATTTACTCGAATATCGTCGTTGATCGCGCCTTCGATATTCTGTGAAACAAGAATGATATGTAGACCGAGCGTTCTTCCAATTCTTGCGATAGTTGTAATCTCAGCGATGAAGTCAACATCATCTGATTCACTCGAAAAACGCTTTAATTCAGTAAACTCATCTACGACAAGTATCAAGTGAGACAAAGGCTTTAGTACACTAATATCTCCGTCAATAAAGCGGATTTGCTTTTCCTTTTTTCCGTCACGAATCTCTTTAATCAGATTGTCACGGGTTTTTACGCTATTCGCATCGGTGCTGTTCCGAAGCTCATGTATTTTCTTGATTTTTCGTAACACCTTGATATAAGCATCAGCATTATCAACATCAAGATCAGCAAGGATTATCTGCCTGTTTTTGACCTCCGCATTCAGAGATTCGAGAAAGCGCTTTAACATATAGACAGCAGAGATTCCCTGACTTTCACCGGCCGTGTTCGTTACGGTGCCCACACAGTGGGGAAGTTTTCCGAGTCGCTCAGAGAAACCGCCGCCTTTCATATCGACAAGCATCAGATTCAGGTCGATAGGCGAGTACTTTACACAAAGTCCAATCAGATATGTAATAATAGTTTCTGACTTACCAGAACCAGTAGTTCCAGCAACAAGCATATGCGGTCCATCAGCATTTTCATGCAAATCGAGATAAGTTATACCATGCTCGTTTTTACCCATTGCAACTTGAAGATCCTTCGTTACATCGTTTTTAGGTGTTGTTGGATCTTTTTCTTTCAGTTCGGTCCAGTTCTTTCTGATTACTCCAGTCAAACCATCTCCTTGGATAGATGCTGAATCCATATCATAAATATCCTGGTAGAGTTCAAACAAGGTAACTAAAGACGGCACTTTTCCGTTTTCTGCGATTCGTGTGTAGTAAATAGAACTGAGGCGTCTGAAAGCAAGACTAAATTCATCGTAAGGAAGAGGATGTGTACCATCTCCAAAAATATACTGATTACTAAAACGAGTATATTCGATAATGTCATCAGTCGTTGTTGATGAATCGTTTCCTCCCGCGAGCTTGCTGAGTGTTTCATGGCTTAACAGATTATATCTATTGCTGACACGGCACAGGCCATCGAGTTCAACGATGCTGCCGCAATACTTCGGAAGCATACCTTTTTCTCGCTTGATAAACACAAATGTTAAGCCGAGGGAGTTAACATATTCCTCACCTTCGACTGGCGCTTCCGGTATATATTTTGAAAATGCTTTTTCCTTAATATCGTAATCATCCAGAACAAAGCATACAATTTGAGTGTGCTTTTCTGATACGCCATTATCATCAGAATCCTCTGAATTCGTTGATTTCGCTCTTTCTGAAACTATAGTCTGCAATTGACTAAAGACCTCACCAGCACTCTTTTCGTCAAAAACAAACTGTGATAGATTGTCGAACAACTCATTAGTATGTGGGAGAAAAAGATAATCTTCAACGAGTTCATTTTGCTTATGAGTATCATTTTCTTTGTTGAAGAAGAAAACCATTTGTAGATCTTCCGGTGAATGATAGAAGGCCAACTCAAATGCAAGATGCTTGATAAACTGTACAGAAGTGTCTACATCTTTAGATATTACACCAAGAGTTCCCATATTTCTGAGGTCAATCAACAGCGGTGGCTTTTCACCTTTGCCAGATGTATCTCGTAAATATTTGAAGCCCGTTTGTTCTCCGTTATTCTCATCATCGCATTGTGTTGTTGAAAAGATATATGGCAGTTCAGTCAAAAGGAACTGATTTTTAAGCTCTTCCGCCGTTTCCTGAAAGCCCTTCTTTTTTTTCTTTCTTGGCGGGATGATAATTTCGATATATGGAGTAGCATCTTCCGCCTCCCTAGGAGGGGTATGAAGTTTATACCTTATATCATAGAAAATATCATCTTTTTGCTCTGCCTTAATCTGGAAAGACGGTTTTATCTCATCAGATTCACCCAACGAAATTCTCATAAAGTCATTATCATTTTGTGAACGCGAGAAAATTACTGTGGAAATTTCGCCTGCTTCATTGAATAGTACACCCATTTGTGGGTATACCTTGTTGAGATAAATGATTTCGTCTCTTTGCCACTGAACTATCTTTTTCTTGATGATCGTTTCGTTGATATACTTCTCATATTTTTCTTTCCAATCAGCAACAGATTCACGATGCTCTTTGGACTGACGTTTTCTACCATACACGGAGTTAACCGCAGACATAAACGGCATAGCTATTGTCATTGCCATCATGGAACTATTGAACGCTGAGTTATCCGTGAATTTTCCAATCAAGAAGCGCAAACCTACCATGCCCAATCCTGTGATGATTGGTGGAGCAATAGTATCGAGCAGACTACCTTTTTGCTCCGCAGGCATATCACCAGCAGGAAGAATATCGATTTCTGTGGGCTCGATGACATTCAATCTTCGAGTGCTTATGTTATATTCGAGAGTGTTGTTTTCGCGTAGAATGTACGTTTTTTGCTTATCAGTTTCCTCAAAAAGCTGCGGAACGCTTTCTACGATCGTCTTGTCTGTGATGAGAATCTGGCTTGCTGTAACGATCCCAAGGCTGCTCAATGGCATATCATAATTCTTACGAGTAGGCTTCTTCTCGTCCAGTTCGTCAACAGATTCATCGTTTATATTCAGTTTGGCATACCGTCCCATGATTGTATAAAGAACAAGAAGTTCCCTATGCGTTTTAATATATCGTTCAAAAGCAGAATAGCATTCCTGAATTGTCAGCGTTTCGGTCTCATCGCCATCTTCTTTTTTCTTTGCCATTTTTCCAAGGCCATAGTATACGCCTTGGATAAATGATTTTAGTGTTGTATCTTTAATCACAAGAAACGAAAGCGTTCTTGACAGATTTTTATCCTCGATTTTTACGGATACTAATATCTCGTTATTTTTCATGATATCACCTAATTTTGGACATTATTGTCTCCAGAGTAGCATTAACATCAATATGCGGAACAGATATTACTGGAACTGGGGTTATCTCGATTGAACATGACGGTTCTGTATAGTGAATCTCATTAGGAGCTGAGCAAGCTGGAAGTCTTATTGTTGTAACAGTAGAATCATCAATATGTACCTCCGGTGCGAATGAGGGGATACAGACTTCTTTCAGCGACTCTACTTTTGCCGTCTCAACTTTGACAGTTACATTTGGAACACATATAGAATCAATCGTTGGAATCTCAACCAAAGGATCTTCGATCATAGTCGGGATACTGTGGTAATCCGGAATAGGTACAGCCGACAGTTTTACCGTCTGTACTTCAGGCTCTGTGTAAGCAACAATTGGAGTTTTAACCGTTTTCTTCACGAGCTGAGATGTTTTATACTCTTCGATTTTTACGCTTTCTACATTAGGAACTGCAACCTCAATCTTTGGAAGAGAGGCAGTGAAGTTCAGAATAGAATCCACTTGAGGTAGCGGTGGTGCTTCAGTTTTCACACTTGGAATGCCACTTATGGAATAGTCTTCAATTACAACCTCTGTTAATTCAGGCATCGTAACGCTTTCTATTTCCGGGGATGAAGCATTGAATCTTTGGATTTCACACTTGATTGCAGAAGGTTCTGCAATGGGAACGCAAGCAGACTTTGTAATAACAAAAGGTGTGATCTCACTGGCTTTTACAGTTTCTGGAGCTGAAATCAACACATTTGGTAATGAAACTCTATAATTTACTTGCGCAGACAATTTTGCATTATTATCTGTAGTGCGCGTTATCATTTTAGCTGCATTTAAAAGATTAACACCCATTTCAGGATTCACTGTAAAATCCTGTGCGTTCATAGTAGGTATCACCGGAAACTTGATTTTTTTAATGCCCTTCTTTTTTACAGAAACTTTGGGCATACGAACTTTGTCTAACTGTTCCAATCGTTCGACAAATGCTGTTCTTTCAAGATACTCTTGATATGCTTGCTCATACGCTCTTTTTTCATGCTCATTCAGAACAGCGATTTCTTCTTGTGATAATATTTTAAATGCCACTAAAGCTCACTTCCTTTATATAAAATGCGACTCTGCTTGATGTATGTTTCAAACAGAGCCGCATTATCGACTATATCGGGTTAATTTAACCCTGCTGTCCACCGTTTCTGATGCTCTGTGCAATCTGGTCATCCACCTTCTCGAAGTTATCACGATTGCCCTCAAGAAGGGAAGCCAAACCATTGATCATTGCCGGAAGGCCGGACTCCATGCTGGTAACGAACTCCTTGTAGCTCTTATTGAAGAGTTCAACCATTGCATCCTTAGAATCGCCCTCCATCTCGGCAATTGCGCTCATGAATGCGGACTCAAAATCAGCACCAGCCTGTGCGTATTCCTTTGCGAGATTCTGGATTGCTGTAACTGCGGCAGCAACCTTCTCATTAACAATTCTACAATCTGCCATTACTGTTTACCTCCATTACTTAGTTTCCGGCGGAACCGCCAGGATTCTGGTTGCCCTGTCCAAGCTGCTCATCTACGCCCTGATCATCACCGGGGATCTGAGCCTTAACAGAGTCACAGATGCCCTTCAGAGAATCCAGCATCTTGGTAAGGTTCTCACCAGTGTTAGGGTAGATGTTGTTGTCATAGAATGCCTTGAAACCCTGTGCAGCGGAACCAGAGAAACTCGACGGAATCAAGCCATCGACTTCTGCCTGCAACCTGCCGTTGAGACCGGTAATAGCGGTCTGATAGTCGCTGATAGCCTGAACAGCAGCATCCATCATAGCCTTCGAGATGTTGACTGTTCCGGTTGAACCCATGTTTGCCATAAATAATTACCTCCTAAAATAGATGACTTAATTCTTCAAAACCTGTAAAGACATCCTTGTAGTAGCCACTTCCGATAATGAGATTTAACGTATCGGAAATATGACCAACCACCAGAGACATATTCTCTACTGGTTTTAATAACACGTTTTTTGCTTCCAACTGGATTTCTTTGCCAGCCGGCGTATCCATTGCTGATGCGAGTTCATCGTACATTCCACTCAGCTTTTCCTTCAGAGCATTTGTGCGCTTTTTCAAATCCTCCATTTGTTGAGCGGCTTCATTGAATTTCTCCTCATCAACAACCAGATCGTCCCATAGCCATGCTGCCATTATGCATCACCTCCGGATTTTGCATCATTAATCTGCTCTCTAAGAGGCTGAGCAAGATCATCTGACAGCAACTTGCAGAGCTTTTCTGCCTCATCAAACTCACCAAGATCCACATGACACTGGACACGGAAGCTCAATGCCATCATATCCGAAGGATCTTTGATCATTTCGTTTCTGAGGAACTTCAAGAATTCTCGATACTCCTCCTCAGCCTTTTCGTATCTCTCATCTCTCAACGCCTTAATCAAGCTGTATTTACCAATATACTTGCTATGAGGATCAGAGCTGTTTGCAAGCTTTGATGCATATGCTTTAATATTAGTGGTATCATTCTTAATTGTGTATGCTGCTACATAAAGGCGATAGATGCGATCAAGCATTTCGATTGAGTATTCGGCGTGGATGCTCGAGTCGAGCTTCGGGATAGATGGTTCTTCAGATACCTGTTCAGCAACGGGGGTCATGTATTTGTCAGCATCAGGAGAAGACTTTCTCGCTTTCGCTGTCAGTTCACGGCCCATGACTTCAAGCCTTCTATCGCCATATTTGCGTCTGACTGCCTGAATAGCATGGTCAATCTGTCTTTCACTCGGTCGTCCCTCACCCTTGATTTCAAGTTCAGGAACAATCTTTACAGAGAAGCCTGCGTTAAAAGCGTAGATTGGATTTTCAGCCGCATTCAAACATTTGAGTGCCATATCCGCATCTTCAAGCTGAACATATAAGTCAGCAGCAGTTACATAACTGTCAATTACTGCATCAACACTCGGCTCAAGAACACACAGACCATCATATATCTTATCGATAGCAGTAGTAAGATGCGCAGTATCGTGATCGAGCTGATATCGTGCTGTTTCATATGCGATCCAGTCCATGAACAGATCCTTGGAAGGCTTGGCGAAGCGTTCCGCACGATCCAGTTCCTTTTCTGCTTCCTCAAGTCGCTCTTCCTGCAACAGGATATTGAAAGCGATACGATATCCGAGATAGTCGGTAGGAGCAAGCAGTTTCATCTGGTTCGCAACTTCTATGCCTGCAATTGTATCACCACTCATGCTGTAGCTTAGAGCCTTGCGCTGCAGAACCTCCATATCAATTCCGATTATTTTCTCGGACTTGATAAAATTGAGGATTGCATCATTGAATCTGTGCATATCAAAACACAGCATAGCCATGATCTTGTAGAGCTGCCCGACCACATTCGGAGAGCATCCTACCTCATCAGCCTTTGCGAACATCTCTAAAGCCTTAACCGGCTGATTGTCTGATGCATAAGCATAACCGAGATTGAAGTAACGATCACCGTTATCAGCATCGTTTTCAATTGCTCTCTTGTAATGATCAATTGCGGATTCATAATCAGCTTTGGACATATACGCATTTCCTGCACATTGATGAGCATCTGCGCTTTTTTCATTTTCAGCAAGTGCTTGCTTTGCTAATCTAAGTGATTCTTCATATTTCCCTTGCATAAATGCAAGACGTGAATCAGCTATCAATTCATTTGCTAACAAAAAAGCCGCCTCCTTTCAACTCAATAATCTTGACATACAACCTTGATTTTACCGCATATCGGGCACTTAAAAGCAAAAGCAGCAGTTCCGTAACCCAAATCCTCCCAAAGTGCTTCGTAGCTTTCAACATTATCTTTTAATTCATCAATTAGAAGTTCTTTCAGTAAAGCTAATCCATCACCGTTAGTAGAATGTTCTATAAATTCTTGTTGTTCCCATTCACCGATGTATACCATGAAATCATCACAACACACAGGCCAATCGTTATTTTGAATCCATGGAACAGGTGGACAGAAACCTAATTCGGTTACCTTATCATTTCGATTATTCTCAACTTTGTTTGCTACATAATTTGGAATATCTACACTAATTTGGCGTTTATCAAAACAAGTGAGGCATATAGAACTTAAATCATCAGAACGTTGAAAAAACACTCCATCTAAACAGAATTCATTGCTTCCACAGAATTGGCATGGTGTTTCCGTAAAATAACCATTCTTTTTTGCGTTCTCGAAATATTTATAATTATCCATTGTTATTTCCACCTTCCTGCATCCCATTCATTTTCCCAGTATTTCTTCTTTTGTTGAGCCCACTGAGATCGATTGATTTTAGATTTCTCACTATAATTTGGATGGTTCTTTTTATAATTTCCACCTAAACGATGATCAGTTTGTGTTTTTTCATAGAAAGGACCTTCAGGATTTTGTTCGTTATGATGAATTTCTATTGGTTTACCGTCCTTCTTGCTTATAGGTGCGTTTCCTCTTTTGGTTGGAGGTTCAAGTTCATCGTTTGGAACACGTTCTTTCATGTTTTTGGAAACAATATCAACATCATAATCCGCATTATGTACTAATATGTTATAACGACCAACAAAATAAGTATGGTACTCATCTACCTTGATATTATAAACCTTTTCCAACTCATTATCAAGTTCTTCGCGGAATATTTGCTCAACAACGAGAATATTCCCGCCTGAATCTATAAGCTCATCCCCTATGCAGAGATCTACGGCATTTACGAAGCCTTTTCCTTTAACATAGTATGGATGATCGAAAGTAGATACAATTTCTTCACCATTTACAGTAATATGCACAAGGTGCGATGTTTCTCTGATATATGTTTCAAGAACAGGTTTTAACGATACTTCTAATGTATCCGCATCGGCTGCATAAACCAAGTCTCCTGCCTTAATCATCTCAATCGCAACAACACCATTAGCTGTCAGCACAAGCGTTCCTGCGATGAAACATTTTGCAGTGCTCTTATATCCACCAGTAAAAGCGGCGGTCATTCCTGTTCCAATTTGAACCGCATTATAAAACGGATTCGAGTGTGCCTTTGCATTGGCTGCTGCAATTTGCCCACCATTATAATTGAATCCAAGGTCTTTACTTAAGCGCATCATCGTCATATCGCCTAACGCTAACATATCAAAACCTTGCATTCCAACTGAAATGACACTTGATACATTAAATAGGGTGTTAATTGCAGTAGAACACTGTCCTATAGTACCTAAGCCTGCACCGAAGCCACCAAGCCCACCGAATGCTGCTCCCATTAAGGCACCATCTCTCGCACCGCTGAGTGCGCCTTTCAATATCCCGCCTACACCTTCTTGGGCATACCCTGATATTCCCCCGACTATGGCTCCGACTGCAAGTCCGATTAGAAGTCCTTTCAGCATATGAGTAAGAATCGCTGTACCAACGCCCTGCAGGCCAGGAACAAATAAGCACACAACAGCTACGACTAATTCGATAGCTATCATTATCTCTTTCCAATGTTCCTTACACCACTCGCATGCCTTCTTCATCGCATCAACGATTTTTTCCATGCGAGATTTCTCACAATCAGGCTTTAAGTACGAGTATTTGGTGTAGAAGTCCTTCTTAGCTCTCTCAATCTCAGACTTAGCAGAAGCATCTCTTCTGGTTGTCATTTCGATAAACTCGGTGAGTCTGCTGTTAAGCCGCTTCAGATCCTCAACCTTATCCTTCTCGCTTTTGGATGAAGAACTAATGCTATCAACAGTGTCCTGCAAATTGCAGGTGCTGCTGTCCACGCCTTGAAGCGTGTTCTTCAACGTTCCAAGCTGTGCGTTCAGGTTGTTTGAGGACTTGATAATATCGTCAAGGAGACTGCCTACTCCATTGATCTTGTCTTTATACAAAGTAATCGTTGCCATAGGAAACCTCCTTTTTCGCACATTTCTCGGCTTTGAAAACTGTTTTTACAACTTAAAATCAGAATCCACGTATGTTGAGCTTTCAAGGAAAGCTAATGATTTTTTGTACTTTTCTATTCTTGCATAGTCTTTTTCACTTGGATTAGGAATGCGAGTAATATCCATGTTGTGCTTTAGATCTGCCATTTTTACAGCTCTTGCACAGCTATCCATTCGAAGCCTTCTTAAATATTCTTCGTATGTCAATTCATCGGTTTTTGTAAGGAGACGAATAGAATTTACAATACGGTATGTAAATCCCATATCTTTCAAGTCGGCAAATGTTATTGATGTGTCCTCACAAACATCATGTAAATAAGCTACTATTTTATACTCTGTATTGGTCAGAGATGCTGCTACAGCTTGCGGATGATTTATATACGGTTTTCCGCCTTTATCAACCTGACCTGCATGAGCTTCAGTAGCAACCTTAATCGCTAATTCAAGCAACTGGTTATACTTATTACGTTGCGAATCAAGTAACATCAACGCCTCAGCTTCAGGAATCTCCTCAAATTGCCCGTACTCATCATTATCAGCCCAGCGATACATCATCATTATGGAGCTTCGTATCCAATGTTCATCCCCAAACGAATACTGATATTCAACATTTCGAGATTCCTGTTTTACGATTTCATCCTTATTAAGCTGGTCTAACAATCTGAAATAAATCATTTATTCAACACCTCATTTATGTTTAGCGGCTTTTGTAAGCTTTCTGATAAGGCAAACATTTCATCATTGAGTTGAGCCACCATCGGATCCGAGGGGGAGAGCACTCGGCACTGTTCATATAAACTATGAAGTTGCCCGTTCTTTAGATTGAAACTCTCAAGCGTGTGAAATTGAACTTCAAAAGCTTGACCTTCTGGACTTACGATAGTTGCATTTATGCCGTTATAAGGATTTGACGTATCCCCCCACGTGTTTTTCACTCTCGCTACTGAGTATCCATTCGCTTCAAATTCTTGTAAGCTAAGATTTGTTCCTTCAGCTAATTGATCAGGCTCGAAAATCTCAGTGTAACGAATAAGATCGTTCATTTCCGTAATCGGCTTGCTTGTGGCCCTTCCGTACATCTTTTCATATGTTGATGTAGGGGTTTTTAGCCTATAGTCTAATCCTTCCAGTTCACCCCCCGCTTTAGAAGTAATCTCTTGTACTTTAGCAGTTATTTGCGGCTCTTTCTCAACGACTTGCATATAAGTTTCTCTATCAGAATCGCTCATTCTTTTCAGAGCGTCAATTTGCTTTTGTTTAGCTTCCTCGGATAAGTAATCGAATGCATCCGGCAATTGATACTCAGCACCTGCGTTGTGTACTAATATTTTTTGATATCCAACATGATAAGTATGATAATCGTCAACTTGGAAATTATAAACTGTCCGTTTCTCATCACGTAGTTTCTCATGAAAGATGTGTTCAACATAGCAAATATTGCCGTGTACATCCATTAGTTGAGAACCTATGCAAAGAGCTTCGGCTCTGACAAAACCGTGACCATTGACATAAAACGGATGATCAACCGTCGTGATAAGGGTTTCATTATTAATCGTAAGATGAACAAGTTTATCGACTTCACGAATATATGTATCAAGAACTCGCATATATCTCGTTCGCATGGCATCTACATCAGTAGAGAGAACAACGTCGCCGCTCTTGATGTTTTCAATTTGAACAAATCCATCGACAGTAGCAATAACCGTTCCGGCTATGAAACAAGCTGCGGTTCGGACATATCCGCCTGAGAACGCCGCAGCTCCACCAGCAACAAGCTGTAAAGCATTATAAAATGGATTTGAGTGAGCCTTTTGATTCAGATCAGAAATAAATCTTCCAGCAGTCGGATCAACTAACCCAAGATTGATACCCGTATCATATAGAAACCGATTCTGGAAATTGTACGCAAGGGCAGTTAGGTCGAACGCCATCATGCCGATTGTAATCTTTGTAGATACTGAAAAGATTGTTGTCATAGCAGCACTACACCCAAAGGTTGCTCCTGCTAATGCACCTGCACCACCAAGACCACCCATTAATCCACCTATGAGCATTCCGTTTTCAGCACCGTCGATTACTCCGGGCAGAATTCCAGCGACACCATATTGAGCGTATCCAGCAAGACCTCCCATAATGGCTCCGCTTAGAAATCCAATAAGCATTCCCGTCAGGATCATCATACCGACACCTTGAAGTCCCGGAATACATAAACATACGATTGCAACTATGACTTCTAATACTAAGCAAATCTCCTTCCAGTGTTCTTTGCACCACTCGCAAGCTGATTTTAATCCATCACAAATGTGTTCCCATGTTGACTTTTCACACTCTGGTTTTAAATAGGAGTACTTTGTATAGAAGTCTTCCTTGGCTCTTTCAATTTCAGATTTTGCTGATGAATCCCTGTGTGAGACCATCTCGATAAATTCTGTAAGTCTTCCATTAAGTCGCTTCAAATCTTCAACTTTATCATTCTCGCTTTTGGATGAAGAACTAATGCTGTCAATTGTATCCTGTAAATTACAGGTGCTACTATCAACACCTTGAAGAGTATTCTTCAGCGTTCCAAGTTGCACATTCAAATTATTTGACGATTTGATAATGTCATCTAGAAGACTTCCTACTCCATTGACCTTATCCTTGTACAAAGTTATTGTTGCCATACAAAAAATCACCTATATCAGTCGTTCATATGATTCTTGTGATATGCCATTTCGATAGAAGCGTTGTTCATAATATGATTCTGCTCTGCGATCACATTATTGAGATAGCGTTCTCTGTTCTTGCCATCTTCCATTTCCTGCTCAAGCTGGGAAATCTGGCGGCTTAAATCATCTATCTTACGTTGAATTGAGCTTCCGATGTTCTTCATCTGTTCAAAAGCATTTGCTATTGATGATTTAGAGTTACGGTTTCTTTCATCAAACACCTCTGTTAACCTTTGAGGCGTTCCCACTGAAGATTCACCTATTGCCAAAAAGCCAGATGAAGCAGCTTCTAATTTAGTTTCAGTATCCTTGACACTAGCATCAAAATCACCATTTTGAGCCGATGACCTCTGAATTTCCGAAAGTGAATCAGTATTTCTGTTCCTCTCAGCGGCAAGTTCGTTAATCGCATTAATTATTTGCTGCCTGCGATTAAGAATATTGTTAATTTCATTTTCAGCACGTCGTTTCTCGGCAAAAGCATTTTCATATCTCCGCTTAGCAATAAAATAGTCTTCTTGATGCTTCTGTTGCTCTGGAGTCATTGTATAAGCCTCCCTTCTGAAATAGTACAATTAGAAATCTATAATTAATCGTAAACAAAAGCCGAGTTGCATAATCCAAACAGGATATGCGCATCATAATAATCGTGATGCGTTATACAACTCAGTGTCGCAAAATACTGTCTTTTGCGAAGGGGGCGTTGATGCTCTCGCCTTCCGATGTGTTGATGCTCTCGCCTTCCGATGTCCCTTGACAAACTTCGACAGGTACTTTACATTAAGTATATCACAAATACCAGAAAATTGCAAGGGGATTCAGAAAATTTCGTAGACAAAATTTCTATACAGTGGATTGAAATTGGTGCAAATTAAACAATGAGGAGAAATTGAGGAGGATATGACATGAATTTATATTTGCGCAAGGACGGTCGTTACGAGTCGAGAGTTCCAAACGGCAAGAAACCTGACGGAAAAAGGGCGTTTTTATATGTCCTCGCACGCACCAAAGAGCAGTGCATAGAGCGTGTCCAAGCCATTCATCGACAACATCGACCGCAGGGGTACTGCACTTTAACTGTAGCAGAGCTGTTTTCTGAGTGGCACCGCAGTATCCTGCGCCGTGTAAAGGAATCCACGGCTGCAAACTATACCATGAAAGCGGACAAGCATATTCTTCCGGCTTTCGGAGATATGCCTGTCAGCACCTTAACCGCTGATAGCAAGTGGTTGGCGATCAGCTTGTTGAGGTCGAGCATATATTTTTCGGAGCGATAGTTTGCCTTGATGATTGGGATGCCCCATGACTCTAAGGTCTTGATGTTTTCCGCATCGTACCATTCAAGCGTATTCAGGTTCTTCAAATTATTCCGCATCTCATAGTCGGTCTTCTTGTATTTCAGGAACAGAGCTGTCCGCAGCTTGCAGAGATAGCGGATTGTCGTAGCTGCCTGGGAGCTGTACAATTTCTGTAACAGCTCATGGCACTCCGCATCGAAGCATTTCTCTACAATGTGTTTTTTCACGCCTATGAGATAGGCAATGGTCGCTACAAGGTCTTTGGTGTCAACGGTTGCATTGCGGTTTGACGGCATATTCGGAACACCCCCGTTTCGCACAAAATACTAAGGATGATTAACGGCAACATAATTGTTATATTCCTATTATAGCATATCTGCACCTTGTTTTCAATAGACGAACTGTGAAATGGGTATGAAAATGGAGGGGTGAGATGCCCCTCCAAGAAACTATTTTCGATTATTCATCACGATCATCAATATCATCTTCTCTTCCAAATTCCTCATACTGCCACTGTGGAAGAAGAAAATCTGAAGACACAATGTCTGCCGTAGATCGCTTCACTTCATCTAGATGAATGACCGCTATATTTCTTTTAGTGTCGATTTCCGGTGCGGTTTCTAACAGATCCACGCAGTGTCGAACTCCCATTTCAACGCACATAGCGCGTCCGAATTCTCCGCCGTGTACTTTAATGCCCCGCCACTTCTCGTTGTAAACCTTCACTGGAATGTCAAAGCTGTTTTCGCCCATTTCGTTTTCAGCGATAATCAACAGATCACCGTTCTTTCGACCGATGTGAAAATACAACGGGTTTCCCATTGCCTTTAGCAATTCCACAGGGATAGTCAGTATGCTGTCCCAATGGTTCAGATAAATCTTAGTCGGATCGTATGGTGTTCTTGGAGCATCAGAGCTGTCACTCGGCTTGTCCTTTGGAGGCTCCACATTGTAGTAGTCGGTAAAGGGAATCCACTTATCAGAGAGATTTCCATCTTTATCCGTTGTCACAACCTCAAACTCAGATAGATCCAAGTATTCGTCATTTCCATCTTCATCCTGCACCATGCCCGAGACAAACACCTTCTCATCAATTCTATTCATGTAGGAACTGATAGCTTTCTTCAACTCGTCATCGAACATTTCCAGTCCCGATATCAGTTCAACAGGGTTCAGGTTCAGAATCTTGTGAATCATAACCTGAGATGAAGCATCAGGATATCTTTTTCCAGATTCCCATAGATGCACTGCTTGTGGTGTCACGCCCAGCTTTTCCGATAACTGTCCCAATGTCAGGTTAAGTGCTTTTCTCTTCTTTGAGATCAGCCGCCCCGTTTTTCCAAGATCCATGTGGATCACCTCCTGCATACAGTATAATCGAAAAAGCCGGGTTTGGCAATCAACTAAGTGTTGATAGAGTGACGCATGGTTGCCGATGTGACGGATAGACTATATTCCAAGATGTCTCTCAAAGATTCCCATGATTTCCTCAGCGCGTTTCTCGCCTATACCTCGTATCTTCTTGATATCGGCTTCAACTGCTCGGAGGTCTAATGTTTTGTCGTCATCGCAGTCATCCTCGGCTTCAGCAACGATCACGCCGGCTTCTGCAAGCCCTTTCTTGCGGCCTCGCTCGAAGAGGTCGTTGAGCAAGCCTTCCAAGGTGGTGCGATCCATCTTCTTAATAGTACGGTATAGATTACGGTCAAGAAGAGGGACAGCGTCATCGTCTGTGGTTGTAGGTGTATTCATATCGTCTGTGGACATCCATAGACTCCTTTCTGTTGAAATGTATGTTAAAAGCCTGTTGATGAATGTGAGATTTATAAAATCTATCTACTATTCATTGTGATACCATATAACATCAAACTTAACTTTCACGGAAGAATATACTGTAACGCTTCGGGAACATTGTCAATATCGTTTCCTAAAATCAATTCATAGTAATCAAGTGAGTCAACAGCTAACGGTAGATATGGCGCCCCTGTAGTATGCATTATTTTGGCTCGACTGCTAACACCTGGAAAAACAAAACCGCATCGTTTGGCTCCCGTTAAGAGTGCATATGATAATAGCTGGTGCGTATCCGATCTTGTGCTCCGAGAATTTGGCTTGTATTTTGCGTCTATAACTAAAACCGGTCTTTGGTCTTCGTTGTCACGAATGATGATATCAGGAATGCAATAGGGCATTAAATGGATACCGCGCTCAACCTCTGAAATATCACTAACATCTTTCTGTATATACAATTTCTTGGAATAACGATCCAAAGAGTATTTTTCCGTATTTATCGTTCGTTTCAAAACTATTCGGGCATAAAACTCAAACAGGGATTCCATGTTTATCATATATGGAATCGTGAATACGCTTTTGGTTATAGATTGACCATCCTCATTTTTAAATGCGTAGTATTTCTGCCCATAGATACAACGAGCCTGTTGTAAAAGAGGCTTGTAATACATATAAAGCCCCGATGCATCTACTCCGTTAAAATCGCTCGCTTTAATCCGAACAGTCTTCACACGCCGAAATGCATTCTGACAATAATTCATCCTTTTTGATACTTCAGAAGTTGAGGGAAACCGTCTCTCTATAATCTCTTTACATTTCAGCAAAGTCGCTTTGAGGATTCTATTTTCAATATTGTCCTCAGTAAAATCAATGTACCTGCAGTAAAACCTATCGTTTCTACCTTTGCAAGTATTCATGCGTATGTTCTTCTTGATTTCGATTTTACCTCGAACTTTTGAGGCATAATTCTCCTCCTGATGGAACATGGTTTTCTTTAAGCCTTTTCTACAAAGGCTATAACATGACGTAACAAAGCTCAAAGCGTATAACAATTCCCCGTCTTGCTCTGTATCCTGAGATAACTTTATCAATGGCTGGTCATAGAAAACATGAAACAGAGGCCTTCCATCAGCGTCCATCTCTGCAATGTAATCGTCGTATTCATCATCAGTCATTACGGTCTCAAGCATCTGCCACGGGGTCATGCCGTATTGTGAAGTCACAACGATAATATGCTCTTTGCCTCCAGATTGGAGGTAGCGGCCGTTTTTATCATACAGTCTTCCAACACCAACATATCCGCTGCTCCACAGTTTTCCCTGAAATCTATGTACGCCAAAATTAACCTCTGGCGCAGAGAGATCTACTTTTGTCCACACCTCATCCTTGCTATTCAGTACAGACCAGTCGTTGACTTGATGGATTATTACATCTCGTGCCATAACATCACTTTCCTATTAATAACCGATTTTTGTTCGCACCTCTTCAATAAAAGTCCCTATATATTCGTTGTCAATGCGTTTCCCAGATCTTGTCATATTGCCAAACTCTTTAGCGTACAACATGATATTATCACCGATAAAGCGAACTCGCTCACCACGGTCAGCCGCATCCCTAATTTCCGAAGGCGTATGTTCGATGGCTTTCAGGTCCTCGATTGTATCTAATATTCCATCTTTCACATACTCCCTTAAAACGGGAATGATCTGGAAGACAAAATGTTCAACGAAATCCTCCTCATAACCTTCTTTCCTTTTTCTAAGGAAATAGGTGTGACCAAGACGAACATCGCTTTTTTGATACTCATCATTGAAGTAGCTTTCATTATCGAAAACCGCTTGTACCGCATCGAACACCAACAGTTCAATAGAGTTCTCGTCATCATTTTCAGAAACATTCTGATAGCAGCTTATAACAACATTCCGATCCGCAGGACTATCAATGAAAAGAAAACGCCTACGAATAGCGTAATCGATTGAATCGATAGATTTATCTGCTGTGTTCATCGTGCCAATGATAAACAGATTCTTGCCAAGAACGATATCCTTAGTTCTTGACACGGGATCGGTAACCTTGTCTTCAACCTCATAAGGCGTAGACACTTTGCTGTCGCGATATTCGAGGCCGTAAATCAGCTCTCCAAATACCGTAGCAATGTTTGCTCTATTAATTTCATCAATAACGAGATAGAACTTCGGTGGTTCATTCGGATTGGCATTTTCAGCAAGTTTTGCAAACTCAGCAATTTTGCCAAGGATTCTGTTAACACTGTTATATGACGGCAATCCGCCATCAGCCTTCACTTCGATACCTCGTATGAAGTCTTCATACCCGTATGATGGATGAAACTGTACCAAATCCCAGCCGCCTGTAGCTAGCTTTGCAGAAGCTGCCGGATTAGAATAATCTTCTTCCGTCAGTTTATAAGCATCTAGTGCAGAAGATACATCCTCCTGACTCACAAATCGTTTTGTTAGGATTTCCGAATCCGGCTCCAACTGCTTAAGTACGAACCTCTTGCTCTCAAAGGTTTTAGACGTGCCGGGAGGTCCCTGGAACACCATCTGACGGACCCCGATGTTTTCCATGATTTGCTGATAATCCTTTAAATCAGTCATTTTTACCACTCCTTTTATTTCTATGATTTTTTCCGCACCGCTTGTGATGATGTAAATATCCTCATATGCCTCGACACTAAAAGGTGTAGAGCCTGCAATTAGATTATCAAACTTCTGTTTGTCAACTCTGATCGTGTCTCCTTTGTGAGTCCACAGCGTTCGCAATCGCCGCATCCTTGTTCCGAAATAATCTATACGCGCTTTTTCCCGTTCTGTTTGCGAAGCCGCATTAACCTTTTTTTAGTTCATCATGCAAGAAGGATAGATATTTTATTTCCAGTAGAATCAACGCATCCAAATCGGCATAAGACTCATCGTGTCCCTTTATCAGTGATATATTCGTTTCATATGCCTTCAAGTAGTACAACAAGAGCCGATATAGCGAACCGTAGATTTCCGCAGGATTATTGTCTTTGCATACATTGTTTATCGTAAAAGTATGCAGCCTTAATCCGTTTAAAGGAAGGTAGGTGTCACTCGGTGAGCCATCTGTATATGATATTTCATAAGCTGCAACATCAGACCGCTCAGCCCATCTTCCCACATTACCCGGACGAGTAGAGTAGTATGCATGAGGATTACGCCTATCTTTCCCTTTTACGGCAGTTTCATAATAGTAGCTTGGAGCATCTTGCGCTTTTACCAAATAAGAGGCATATGCCACAGGTACGGACTTACTTGGTACAGATGCTACCTCTATGTTAAATAGGAGAGCATCAGTTGCTATATCGCTCGGAAACACCTCGTTCAATATGATCGCATCAATTACGCTTTCTAACAAACCTTTATAATCGGAACAGTGATTCGGAATGATTTCTCTCTCGTAATACTCGATTGTATCCTCCAACGAATAAGGATCAACTCGATCGCCAGAATTGACCATCACTTTTCGTATATCCGATATGCGGTTAAGTCCGGAGACGCCTGTGTTGAGCATTGCGGTAAGCGATTGCTTAAACGAACTAATATTGCCGCGAATTATTCCCATTGAAAATAGATTGTTCAGGAACGGGAATATCTGGTACATCATTTTTTGCTTGAACTTATCAAGTACAAAGTATGATGTTCCTGTGCGATCAACCATAAACAATCCATGCCCAGGCATATATTTTTCAACAACGTCAGGTACTCCGGGAGCAGCATTTGTTGCTAAAAACTCCTTTATACTCTCGAAGATATCCGTTATTATTCTGCCAGCGTTTGCGTTTACAGCATCGTAGTATCTTTCAATTATTTCTTTATCCGATTTCAAATCGGCAACATAATCCATCCTTCTGCGTAGAGCATAGTCCAAATGACTTAAATGAAAGTTTCCGCATTCCGTAAAAATAAGAACAACATTGTCCGGAATACACAGTTCCGAGCCATCTGCAAGAGCAACGGATTCATTGCGAAATTCCATAGCATAAATCAGATTCCCTAACAGCGCACTTGCATCTATTCTCGAAATATCATCAAATATCACAGCAAAATCATCCTCTGATAACTTTGCTCTATCGCACAGTTTCTTTATACGTTTCTCAACATAATCTACAGTCATGGAACCTGTTGCTTTTATATCTGTACCGTAAACTATATCTTCATATGTCATTGTTGGATGAACCTGAATGAATTCGCAATTATCACTGTTTACGAAATTATCAATCTTATCTAAGTCCTCGTAGATATCCTTTGATCTTAGACAGTCCATATTGAGTTGTTCATGACACAGATAATACGCGGCTGCCCTTGCAAGAAATGTTTTTCCTGTAGCAGGATTACCTGTAAACAGTATATTTTTCATATATCATTCTCCAGTGTTATCAGTAGCCAATATGTTCGAGACTAATCGAGCAAGAAAATAGGCTACCTTTGGTGGTACAGCATTTCCAATCTGTCTACTTATCGATCTTTTATCTCCATAAAAAGTGAAACTGTCTGGAAAACTCTGTATCCTCGCGGCTTCCCTTGGCGTCAATGTCCTATCTTCAACAGGGTGGATGAATCTGCCGCCAGCAGGAGTATCAAATCTCGTAGTTATAGTCGAGGCTTGTTCGTCCCAACACAATCTTCCATATGAACCACTATGAACAGAATTTATCTGTTCATTTAGAACCGTATAGTTCTCACCGTTCTTGATTTGTTTCATTCTTTCTACTGCAACTTTCGAATGTTGAGAGCTAGTATGATTGGTTATGGTTTTTGAATCACATGAAAGGTATTTTTCATAGTCGGTTTGAGGAATGGGATTCTGGATAATGCCGTCGGCAGTAGTTACAGGCAGATTGCCGATTGCATCTCGAACCGTGACCGGATCAAAATATGTTGGGATTTCTGCAAGAATATCTACCCTTGTCTGTTCCCACAACAATTCAATATCCGCACTCTCAATAAGGGTGCCTATGATTATCATTCTTTCCCTTCGCTGAGGAACCCCAAAAGCAGCAGCATTTATAACACGATGATACATCCTATAGGGTTTACCGCCCAGCGCTTTTGAGTTTTGAAATATCTTCTGAATCTCTTCAAAAATTTTTCCACCTTGCATAGTAGCTATGCCTTTTACGTTTTCCATGATAAAAACCCTGGGCTTAACTTCTTTAACTACATTGAAATAATGCTTAAAAAGGTAGTTCCGAGGATCATCGATGAATCCGTGTCTGATTCTAGCTCCCGCCATAGAAAAGCCTTGACATGGTGGTCCGCCGATAATGATGTCAGCATTTGTTCCTCCAAATGTTTCAGAAACGTTTATATTCTTGATGTCATCAACAATCATTTCTACTTCTGGATGATTAAGCTGATATGTGTTTGCAATGACTGAATCAAATTCTAAAGCTTGTTTCACATCATAACCAGCCTGTAGAAATCCAAGCGACAATCCACCGCATCCAGAAAACAGGTCAATTACTCTCATTAGTATTTACTCCTCCGCTTGTTCTATATCTTATAGCGAATGATTTTATGTATTCACTTTCAAGTTCTGTTAATCCATAAGCAGCATTGATGTAATCATCTATTGCATGGATTTCTTCCAGACAAGCACGATGTTTATACTCATACTGGGTTTGCTTAGTTCCAACATAGACTTTTGTCTCCTCAAGTCTCCTAATTAAAGCTTTTGCCAAAGCCACTGCTTCATTTGTGTTAATAGAAATTGGCATTCTGAATCCATTAAGTGTTTTGCTAACATGCCAGCAATCCGAAACACATATCCAATACCACCAGAATAGCGAGGAATTAATAAGACAATAACAAAAATCTGCCTCTTGAACTGAACTGAAGCTAAACACTTTGTATTCGGGATCATCAACTTTGGTTCTATATGCCTTCATCCAAAATGTTTCTCTTCGATTTAAGTAAACGGATTCAGATCCATCACGTGAATTCTCATAAACGGGCAGGGTATTAGAAACATTTATAATCTTTCTGTATATATCCGCATCAATATGAGTGCCCAATTTTGGTATAAAATCAGGGCTATAATAAAGGTTCCTGATTACTTTGATGTCATGAAAAAGCTTAGTTCGCTCTTCTTTATACCAGTATTGATAATTACCAGTATATAGTACAATCGGAGATTTTTTTTCTTTTGCAATAAGAATGCATAATTTCTGGTGAACTGAATCAAAGAGACAGTCTGGTCTGTCAGCGAAACTTAAAATATACTGTTCTGGAACATATGTCCCCAGTTCTTCTCGCAATTTTCTCATCCGTGGTGTTGAGACGTACGATAATGGAATAATGAAACCGATTGTTCCGCTTTTTTCAAGCATTTTTGCTGAGTTTAGTAATACATTGGCATAAATGTTGCCAAACTTTGTAGTAAGTTTAAGCCCGCATTTTGAGTCTTCAACATAAGGTGGATTACCAACAATCAGATTGAACTTCTTAGTTGTTTTAACTTGTCCACTTACAAAATCATATGAAGTGATATTCTGATTTAAAACATTTCCAACACCTTTACAATAGCTTGCGTCAAAATTTTCAGCTACACACAATAAAAGTCTTAGTTTGGTAATAATCACTGAATCAATATTGACATCATTTCCATAAATAGTCTCAACGGTTTTTATGACAACCTTCTTTGAGTTCGTATCCATGTTGCTTTTAAGCAATTTCATCTTCATCTCAAGAGCTATCAAAAGAAACTCTCCAGCTCCACAGGTGGGATCAAATATCGTTTTTGATGTACAAAATGACTTATATGGAATCATCGATAAATCGGCAGCGTTTATTGTGTTTTCATTAAGTTTTCCGTATGCCGATTTAATACTGCTATTAAGGATAAATTGCACTACATCATTTGGTGTATAGTATACGCCCTTGCTTTTTCGTATACTCTCTTTTTCATTAATACTCGAAAGTAGGTTTTGAATTTGTGGATAAGTGTAGTAAATATCGTGTTCTGTTTCCACCGGCAAAGTATATTCTATATCACCAATTATTGATGATACTTCTGCCCAAACAATAGAGGCATCTTCAGATGTATAATGGCTATATATATAAGAATATACTATCCGAAGCGCCTCTTCTATCATGTTTCCGTTTTTTGTAGATTTTTCTTTCTCTTTTTTGCCCATTATTGGTAATTCCTTTCTGAGCACATCTTAAATGCCTATACTATTCTTATTATACCACAAGTCAGCAGTTCATTCAAGGTGTTTTTCTCTTTTTCCATGTAATAATCGGAATATTCAGCTAATGTTTTATTGGCAAAAACGACTCAATTGGCAATAGCCTTCTCCAAACACATCTCTGTCATAGCCTTCCGACAAATCTCATGAGGATTCCCGTCCGGTCGTATCCACTTACTAATATCCTCCCGCTGCAGTATCAGCGGCATCCTGTCATGGATTGACCTTAACTCCTCAGTCGCATCCCGTGTAAGAACTGAGAACACAGGCACTTGCAGCCCTCTACGTTCCTCAATCCGATACAATCCGGCAAGCATGGTCGTGTGGCTATCTTTCGGCTGTATCAGATACTTGTCTCCGACCTTTGACCGCTTTCCGTCAGGGCTTCTGAAGTGTTCCCACTCGAAATACCAGCTACAAGGGATTACACATCGACGGCGGAACCACGAATCTTTCCACATTTCCTTCTGGTTTGCTGTCTCCAGGCGACAGTTGACAATTGGAGCATCGGTTGCCTCGTGGCTGAATCCCCATATCATCGGGAAAACCGATACATTGCCTTCCTTATTCGGAGCAAGAACTGCCACAACATCAGTCGGTCGCATCTCGCCTGACATGGTAAGCGGTTTGCTGAGATGTCTCATCATGTCATCAGCGAGCTTCAGCTTCTGCGCTCTGGTGATAATTGGAGCATAATACGCAGGCTCTACATAAAAGCGGGTACACATATAATCACGACCTTTCAGCCCTCGATCATTTTCAGCTTATAGTGTTTCCGGCAAAGAGCCGTATAGCTCTCGTTACCGCCGAGCTGCACCTGCTCTCCCTCTGTGACCATCTTTCCGTTCAGTATCCGAGCATTGAAGTGCGCTCGTTTACCGCACCAGCAGATCGTCTTGATCTGCTCAATGTCATCAGCAAGCTCCATGAGCCGCTTGGCACCGGGAAACAGATGGCTTTGGAAATCCGTCCGCAGACCGTAGCAGATCACGGTTATATTATGTTCATCCACCAGATCACTTAGTCTGTCGATGATGCTCTCACCGAGAAACTGTACCTCATCCACGATGACGCAGTCATAATGCTCACCGCTGTACTGTTCCAGAAAGTCCTCCGCAAATTCGCAGGGTTCTTCCAGACCGATGCGAGATTTTATGATCTTCGCACCGTCTCTGTCCTCGCATCTCGGCTTCAGCAGAACGACCTTCTTGCCCTTCTCCACATAGTTATACCGCACCATCAGCGCATTGGCAGTCTTGGAGCTGCCCATCGCACCATATCGGAATATCAGTTTTGCCATTCGTTATCAGTCCTCATATATTCTGTGTTCCTGCTTGAACAGGCGAATTTCTCTGGCAAACAGCATTTCAAGTATCTTATCTTCGCCCTCAGCCGGGAAATCGGATGTTTCTGCAATTCCAAGCACTCTGCCAACGATCTGAATCTTATAGCTGTCATCCTTCTTGGTGTATGGGATCTTCGGATTGACAGAAAACAGCTTGTGGTCGGCGGAAAGCCTCTTAATGATCAGTCCGTCCGGTGTGTTGCAGACCACATCCTCACCCGGATAGGCATCATCGCAGTATTCTATGTAAACGCTGTCACCATCGTGATAGACGGGCAGCATACTGTCACCGACAACACCGACCACAGCATCGGCCGCACGGTTTCTGTCAGTTTTCCTCATAAAGCAGTATGTCAGTTCCTCATCGGAATATGGTGTACCCGATCCCGCCGCTGCTTTCGTGTACGGTGTCTCGAACAGTTCAAAGGACGCTTTCATCAGCTCATCCTTCGCTTTCAGCTCCTCATCAAGCATATGATAGATCATTTTCTCGATGACCTTCTGTCCGACCGGGCTGATGCGGCGAAATTCACGTATCATCCGAAGTTCCTGCTGAGAAACTGAGGTTGTGGCGATGCCGTACAGCTCATCCAGAGACATACCCAGAATCTTGCATAACTCGATGATCGTATCATGATCCGGCTTGTAGCCGTCATTCTCCCACTTCACCACAGTATTTCGGCTGACATGAACGATCTCAGCAAGCTCTGCCTGTGAGAAGCCTGCCTTCGTTCTGAAAGCCTTTATAGCTGCACCGAACTTCACAGTTTCATCTTCGCTGCTGGTAGATGGTGCTTTTATGCCGGAATCTGCCAAGTGAAGCTGTGCATCAGTGGTCAGAGCTGCATTGGCAGCCTTGGGCGCGACCGGTTTCTTAGGTGCCGTTTCCTCTCCTCCGGTTAGTTTTGTTTTACTTGTTGTTTTCATGAGTTGCTTATCATCGGTACTCATAACAACATCCTCCGTTCCAATTATGACTCAAAAATGCACAGCGGTGCTATGCCAAAAGCTGCAGCGACCGCTTCACAGCATCGTCCTGATACACTTTGCCTGTATTCAGAACACTTGTTGAATACATTATAGCACACAATAACTTTTCTGTCAATAGAAAAAAGAAAAGAAATTCTTTGCAAAAGCTATTGACAAGAAGTTCCTGATGGTGTATAATGGGAAGCACACAGACAAAAGCGAACATATGAACGATTCGGCGCGGAAGCTTTGTCAGGCTTATATGACATATGAACAATCACCGCATACTGTTTCTGTTCTATGGTTGTGACCCCGCCTTCGCCAAAAGGTATTTACTGCTGTTGAAACTACAGATGTGAAGAGAACAAGAGAGCATATCAGGAGACACAGGACTATAACAGTAAACAGGGGGAAAGACATGAGATCGAAATACTATAACTTTGGCAGTACACCGGACTGGATTCAGGATACTTATCAGTACCCCGATATCCTGGATATCATTGAACAGGAGGAAAAAGCAAAGAAAGCGAGAAGAAGAAAGAGAACTACAGGATACAAGCCGTCCAGAGACAGAGCAAATATCCGTGCAAGATTGGGAGCTGGTGCCTTTGTCTCGAAGGAGGAAGCAGCATACTACCGGCGCACCTGCACACCGTTCGAGCTAGCTGAGCTGGAACGCTTTTGTGCGCTGCATGACTGCATCGGCATTGCCAGTCTTTTCAGTTCGTCCGACAGAGGACTGAACTGCGGATACAGCGAAGGATATACCTCTACTGTTCTGGAAATGAACGGCAGAAGTTCGCTTGTAATGATGCCGACAGCCACGCCGGATATCAATATCGATGAGGATAGTGCTGAGAAAGTGCATACTGTACTGGATGTGCTTCAGAACAATCTCCATGAGGATTTCGGGGAAGCACTGCGTTTCCTGGCACAGACTTGCCCCACGGATATTACAGAGGTTCTCGGTATAACGGACGCCCTTTCCGTTGAGTTTGAAGGTTGCTATGTGAAGCGTGTGGAAAGCTCATGGGAACAGCGGCTTGACGACTTCAAGGTTGATGTGATCGTCAGTGCTGATTTTATGCTCAAAGTCCCTGCGGAGCATTACTGCGGTGACAAAACAATGCTCGTGTATCGGGATACCCGCAGGACTATCGATTATCGGTTTCGTTACACTTTTGACCTCTATGGTGTGAATGGCTATAAGACCTGCAGCAGTCCGATTACGGCACCCGTACAGTATTTCCCGGAAGACTGCATTACAGCACAGAGGGAATGGACGACCAACAGGATACTCAGACCTAACCTGACACCAAAGGATTTCCCGATCCTTGCGAAAAAAATGCTGCAGGATATTTACCCGGAGGCTCTGGAAAACCCTACCAGACTTGACGGAGAGCTGCTCGTAAAAAGACTGAGCAGATGGCTGAAAAAAAGGTACAGCCGCATGAAGCTGCGACTCCGTAAAGAGCATCTTGGCAAGGGTGACGGTGTAAAGGGACGGATCTTCTTTTCGGATATGGAAGTGCTGGATGGAGACGGAGAGCCGATCAAGTTCAAAGCCGGAGATATTGTCATAAATCTGGACGAGATGAGGTTTGATACTGATGTGCTTGTAACAATCGTTCATGAATGTGTTCATGTTTATGTTGACCTGCCGTTTTTCATGCTGCAGCTTATGGCAGGAAAACCGCACTACAGCTTCATTGACAGAACAAGCAGATGGCTGAAAAGCGAAAGGAAGCGTCAGGGCAGCGACTATCAGATGGAACTGATAGAGGAAATGAAGAAACAGGATGAGAAGTTGACCGCCTATGTTATGATGGAAGAAAGCGTTTTCCGCAGTGAGTGCGACCGTATGTTTGCAATGACTGGCAATGACAGAACACCGCCTGCACTGATGTGGATGCTGGAAAACCTTTCGGCTACATTTGGTGCCTCCATGCAGATGACCAAAATACACATGAAAGAAGTTGGTATCCCGCAGGCAGAGGGTATCTGGAACTTCATCGGAAACAGAATTCGTGTACCGGATCACGCAGTCAGCGGCGTATGGAGCAGCGGTATTGTGTACACGATAGATACACCGGATGCAATTGTGCTAACCAGCAACTCACAGAGATTCGCACAGGTGCTTCTCAGTGGAAAGTACATCTATCTTGAGGGACACTATGTTCTGAACAGACCCAAATATGTCGAAACAGCATCAGACGGTACATTGAGCCTTACTCCTTACGCACACGAGCATATTGAGGAGTGCTGTCTGGCATTCAGACCTCGGCGAAGAAGAAAGTATTATGAGTACTCCTGCGGTGCGGCAGCCCGCACAAAGAAAGAAGGCAATGATAAGTACAAGACGGTTGAACTTGTAAGCGAACCCGGAGATGCAGACTATGATTCAGAGAACATGAGTTTTTCGGATAATGCACAGCTTTGGGGCGAGTTGGCAGGCTCACTTCACGGAACTTTCCATGATGCCTTGCAGATGGTGTTGGATGAAATAGGAGTGTCTCAGACAACACTTGCCTCCCGTATGGGTGTATCCCGACAGGCTTTCCAGAAATGGCTGAAAAGGGATTTAATGCTGAAACGTCATGTTGTTGGTATCTGTATCGCTTTGCGGTTGGATATGGGAGTAAGTCTGAAGCTGATCGAACTTGCGACTCTTCGTTTAGGCTGCTATGGTCCTGATCCGATATATCTGCATCTGCTGTGTGACCGAAATATGACTGTTGAGCGAGGCAACGACATTCTGGTGGCTCAGAACTATAAAAAGCTGAATGACGGCAGACAGTTTGAATTTGACCTTCTGGATTTTGATCCGATGACACAGGAAGAACTTAGAAGAAAGTACGGTATTGCAGACGAAAAATAGAATAATCGCATTGCCCAGACCGGCGGTTTTTACCGCTGGTCTTTTTTTATGCTCTTTTCAGATATAGGGATAGCTCTTGCTATTGTGCAAAATGACGAATCGTAAATTTTGTTATTGCATTTCGGCAACCATTTGGTTGTCAGAATAAAAATACAATCAGATTTATGCGAACGTAGAATCGGCGTTTTCATAGCATTTTTGTCCGCCACTAACGGACAATTTTTGCTGTTTTTCAAAAAGCACGTAAAATAGCCAAAACATTCGGCAACCCCTCCGGTTGGCTTACAAGCCAGAAAAAATATGATAAACTAATCTTGTAAGGGGGACAACCTCCCGAACAAACAAGAGTAAGGGCATTGCTAAAATCGACATAGGAACGCCATTTCAGAGAACTAGTTGAGCTTGAGAGAAAACGCTCAGAACACCGTTTATCTAAATGTCAAGACCTGAAATGTGGATTTGTGCAACTTTTTCATGGGTTGCCGAATGATCGCCTTACTCAAAATAACACTCTTTGCCGGATGCATACGGCGGATGGATGTTCATACAGAACTATATCTTGTGGTCACAGGCTCGAACTATAACCATAAGCACGGGTATAGCTGTATCTGCATCCAACTCGTATGCAGCCGGCTGTTTTTATGCCACCATTATCAAGAAGTAATAACACATTTGTTAGTCAGGGCGCGCACTGGCGGACAGATGCTCATAACGGAAAACAACGCCTGCGGTCAGTATTGACCGGAACAGGTATCATGAACGTATTTCCGTGTGGACATTGTCTGTCTGCGTGCCCTTTTCGCAGTAAGAGCATCTGCCGCTTGGTGCGTTCCTTGCAGAAAGGAACGATTATGGAAACAATGACGATTACAGAAAAGACCACCCTTGGCGAACTGCTCACACTCCTGAACCTTGCCGAGAAGTCCGGAAAGACACCTACACCAAAAGAACTGTTTGAGACCGCCGGCGACCCGATAGCAGAAACAAATGACTGCACACTGTTCAGCAACGGTTTTGCGATCTACCAGAACATCACCGGGCGTACCGTTGTGTGGCTGCCGTACTGCAAGAACTTCACATTCTACTTTACCAAACTGAGAGATTCAGAAAAGGACACCTTCAGAGAGTCCTATGAACTGCCGGACGGCTTTCTCGCCGCGCAGCCCTGGATCCTTGCAGTTACTCTGATCGGTGACCACCGCATCGAGGCAAACAGCATGAATCGTACCGGCAGCCGCAGAGACACCACTGACTATGACAGTGCAGACAACGGAGATAAGGACGGCGATGCGGAGCAGGCTTTGGCAGATCCCTATCGCAGAGCCTTCAACTGGTATGACGGACGCATGGGTGAGAATCCGCAGGATGCTGTGGAGCGCAGAGAGACACGCGAAGAGATGCTTGCAGACATGACAGACAAGCAACGTGAAGCGTTTATTATGTATTACAGAGACTGCATGACTTTGGAGGAAATTGCTGCTGTGCTGGGCATCAACCACAGAGCAGTCGGCTTCAGATTGGAAGGAGCTCTTAAAAAAGCAAAAAAATTTTTCTGAGATACTACCAAAATAAACGCTCCCACGACAGTATATGAGAGGCCATGATGCTCCTCACGATAATACATTGGCCGCAAGGTCGCACAGAAAGGAAAAGCCTATGGAAAACAGAACCCCGAAGAACCGCTACAACGGCGCCGCCGCCCCCGATCCCGGCAAGTCCGCAGGTAAACCGGATGCCCTGAAGCTGCTTGAAACGGCAATGGACAAGCGTGCCGGAGACATCGCACAGACCGCAACGGATATGTTCCGTTTCATGTCGATGGCATCGGCTATGCTCCCGAACATGGAACTGGATGTCGGTGTGTTCCGCCTGAAAATCGATGATGAGGGCGTTTTCTTCGAGATCCGCTACCCGGACGATTTCAGAAAGAAGCTCCGCAGCGACAGCGGTGTCAGCGGGAAGATGCCTGAAAATGATGATGATGATGACGAGGAGGGACTGATCTATGACGGAGACTGAGAAGAACAAGCTGCCGGAGCCGATCCCGGTGGACGCAAAGAAGCTGATCGACGGGCTCGGCACGATCTTCGGCGGCGTTATACAGCTTCTGAATTCAATGGAGCCGGGCATGGCACAGCAGCTTGCAGATATGGCGATCAACGGTGTGCCGAAGGAGACAGCTCCGGAGACTATCAACCCGG